AGATTATGAAAGAATTAAAAAAGAAAAATTTATATTATCAAAGTAATAAAGGAAAAAGTTTTAAAGTAGGTTTATATAATGCAGCGGTTGCTTATACTAAGTGGACTATTGAAGGAGCATTAGAGCCTAAAGAAATAAATGAAGTTAAAGAATTTATTCCAGGGGGAAAATGGGATAAAAAAATTCCATGGTATGATATATTTAATGCCGATCAAAAAGAAATTTTATACATAAGAAATTTAATATCAAGTAATGAAAAATTAAACGAACGTGCACGAATATGGTTGTCAACTATTCATGCAGCAAAAGGTGGTGAAGAAGATAATGTAATTCTATCTTTACATCAGGGTAGTAAAGTTCAAAAAGGAATTAGATTAAGTGTTGACAAACAAGATGAGGAGAATAGAGTGTGGTATGTCGGCATCACGAGAGCAAGAAATAATCTATACAAACTAAAAGCAAAAAAGAAAATAAAGGAGTATCAACTATGACGAACAAACGACGTAATGAGTTAAAAAAAAGATTAGAAATTACACAAAAATGGTGTGATTACTTTTTAGAAAGAGAAAAAAATAGAAAAATTTCTATACAAGCTAATAAAGCTCTTAATAAAGACAAACCATTTTTAGGGCTTATTTTTATCCTCTTATATTTGCCTACTAAAATCTTAGGTAAATTCTTAAGTATATGTAGATGGAATGCATATAATAAGGCATGTAAAGAAATGGAAATAATTATAAAGGAGTTAAAAGATGGTGAAGATTATAATAAAATGACAAAAAAAGAACTTAAAAGGGCTTTAGAAGAAAGGGGCATTCATGTTGGAGAATCTTTAATAAGTATAGAGGGAGATAAAAATGACCAATAAAAATATATTTGAGGATGCATTTCCACAGGATAGACAGGTGGGAGGAAGTCATTATAAAAAATTTGTAATTCAACCCTATGAATTTATTTCAAAGAACAATTTAAGTTTCTTTCAAGGCAACGTTGTTAAATATGTTTGCAGGTATTTATTTAAAAATAAAGTAGAAGATTTAGAAAAAATAATTCATTACTGTGAATTAGAAATTAAAAGAATGAAGGATACTAAATGATACTTCCACAAACAGAATGGGTACAGAAAACAGAATACCCGGATCTAAGATCACATGATGAAATTGCAATTGACTTAGAGACAAGAGATCCAGATTTAAAAAAGAAAGGATCTGGTGCTGTTATTGGTAATGGTGAAGTTATAGGAATTGCTGTTGCAACTTATAATGACAAATGGTATTTCCCCATCGCTCACAAAGAGGGACCCAATATGGACAGGGCTAAAACTTTAGAATGGTTTAAAGATATTTGTGCATGTCCTGCTACAAAAATTTTTCATAACGCTATGTATGACGTTTCCTGGATACGTAATTTAGGTATAAAAATCAATGGTTTAATCGTTGATACTATGATTGCATCTTCTCTCTTAGATGAAAATAGATTTTCTTACACACTCAACACTTTGTCTTGGCATTTTTTAAACGAAGGTAAAAGTGAGAAAGCTTTAACTGAAGCTGCTAAGTCAAGAGGACTAGACGCTAAAGCTGATATGTGGCAGTTACCAGCTCATGAAGTCGGAGCTTATGCAGAAAAAGATGCGGAACTAACTTTTAAACTTTGGCAGCATCTTAAAAAATTATTAATGGAACCAGATGCAGATGGAAAAGATTTACAAAATATTTTTAATCTTGAGACTGATCTCTTTCCTTGTCTTGTTGACATGAGATTCCTAGGTGTTCGAGTAGATTCTCAACGAGCTCATACACTGAAGAAAGAATTAACAACAAAAGAAGAAAGATTAATCCACCAAATAAAATTAGATACAGGAATAGAAACTCAAATATGGGCTGCAAGATCGATTGAAAAAGTTTTTCAAAAACTAAACCTGCCTTACGAACGAACTGAGAAAACTGACTCTCCATCATTTACCAAAAACTTTCTGTCTAATCATAATCACCCTACAATTCAAATGATAGCAGAGGCGAGAAAAATAAACAAGGTTAATACAACTTTTATTGATACTATTTTAAAACATGAACACAAAGGAAGAATCCATGCAGAAATAAATCAGATTAGATCTGATGATGGTGGAACGGTTACTGGAAGATTCTCTTATCAGAATCCAAACCTCCAGCAAATTCCAGCAAGAGATCCTGATACAGGTCCTTTGATACGATCTTTATTTATACCAGAGGAAGGATGCAAGTGGGGTTGTTTTGACTACTCGCAACAGGAACCAAGACTTGTTGCACACTATGCATTACAATTTGGATTACCTTCCGTAAATCAGATAGCTGATGCATATGATACAGATTCTTCTACCGACTTTCACAAGATTGTAGCGGACATGGCTCAGATTCCTAGATCGCAAGCTAAAACAATTAACCTAGGTTTATTTTATGGAATGGGTAAAGCTAAACTTCAGGCAGAACTGGGCGTCAGCAAAGATAAGGCTGCAGAATTATTTGATAGGTATCATTCGAAGGTTCCATTTGTAAAACAATTGATGAATAAAATTATGGGTGCAGGTTCTAACAAGGGACAGATTAGAACTTTGTTAGGTAGACGTTGTCGCTTCCCTAAATATGAACCAATCCTTAGAGGAAGTGATTGGGGAAAATATGTACCAGCTGAAGATCAGGAACGAATGGAAGATTTACAAGCTATGGGTCCATATATGAAAGATGATGAAGGAGAAATATTAAAAGATAAGGATGGCAACCCTAAGAAAAATTATTGGCATGGCAATCCTACACGGAGAGCATTTACTTACAAAGCTTTAAACAAATTAATTCAAGGGTCGGCAGCGGACATGACTAAGAAAGCTATGTTAGATTTATATAAGGAAGGCATTTTACCACACATTCAAATTCATGATGAATTAGACATATCTATTGATGGTAATGAAAATAAAATTAAAGAGATAATGGAGAATGCAGTTGACCTGGCACTACCTAATAAAGTAGACTGTGAGTCTGGACCAAATTGGGGTTCAATTAAATAGGAGGAAACTATGATAAAAAAATACATAGATAAAGTTATGATTTGGCAAATGCACAACAGAAGAGAAATCGTTTGTTTTGTTGCAGGTCTGATTATTGGTGTTATCATATTATAATGACACATGGCTTACTTGAATGCAAACATTCCTGTGACTTATGCACAGATCAGGAGAGAGTATCTCTATGATCTTAAAGCTCATCATGGTGAAGTTGAAGATTGTATTATCTTCGGCTTCGCTTCGATTACTGGTCGCCCGATTCTGTTCCATGCAATTATGGAAAATGGTGCAGTCTTCTACCGCTTACCGATCTCTGCATTTATACAAAGAGAATTTGAAGCAAAAGAAGTTCCTCAGCGTAGGCTTGATGAACTGGAGTTATGGAATTGTTTTAGTTACTATCCTGCTGTCACTTCTTATGATATCTTAGACGGACAAGCAGGTAAATACTTCGGGAAAGATAAAAAAGTCCACCCAGGGAAATATTTATTTACTATTGACTGGGCTCACCCAGAGAGTAATATAGTAGATACTGATCATTCAGAAATATCACACGAACATAAGTGTGCACACATATTGGCCTTAGATGACGGCAATTATGCCGCCCAGCCAAACAATCGAATACTGTGGGATATACCATCATTTACTGTAAAAGATGAAATTCCGGATTGGAAAGTACAAACGAGTGATTGGAACGTAGAAGATAGTAGTAAGTGGAGAACAGAAAACACTGATAACTTCTTTTACGAGATTGAGGAGAAAAAAAATGAAGTGTGAAAATTGTAACATGGGCTTTATAGTAGCAGAATATAATGTGAAAAGAGAATGCCCGCATTGCGGACATATTCATGAAGCACTAATTTTAAAAGAGGAGGATAGTATGATTAAAAAAATTTGGAAATTCATATGTTGGCCTTTTGTAGCAGTTTTAGATTGGTTAAAAAGCTGTTTGCCTAAAGGAAAATAATGTTAGAAAAAGTAATGACGATGTTGGTGGGTATCTTACTTGCATTAGCAGGTTGGAATCTATCTCGTACCTTCGAACTGTCTACAACTCAAGCAGTACTTGAAAATCAAATTGATCAATTAGAATTTAGAGTACAGATGTTAGATGAGAAGATGGATCAGATGATGAGTATGGATAAAGAGATTATGAATCAACATGAAAAATTATTTAAAAAATTAGAACAAGGAAATACCTCAGGTGGGTATAGTTATAACTAATGGCACTTAAAATTTCAGAGGAAGCAGCAGTACAAATGCCGATGAAAACGGTAGCCTCATTAATTATGATGGTGGCGATCGGGACCTGGGCTTACTTCGGTATTATCGAAACTCAAAATAAACTTTCAACACAAGTAGAGTTAATGACAAAAGACTTGACTGAGAATACAGAATTTAGAATCAAATGGCCACGTGGACAACTAGGTTCATTGCCCGCCGATTCTGAGCAGTTCATGATGATCGAAGATTTGTATAAGTCCACCGATAAGATAAATGCACACATAGAGAATATGGCTTTAAACAAAGTCAACATAGAATTTTTAAGAAAACAAATGGATAAAGTGTTAGAAGATATAGAAGAATTAAAAGACGCTAACAGAGAAATACATTATAAAAATGGAAACGGGAGTCATCAATGATCGAAACAGTGGTCGCCCTTCTTATGTTCGTAGGGGCAGAAATTAAGGAACACAGAATCCAGCACGACGGTATGGCACAATGTCTTCGAGGGAAGAGGACCGCGGAGCGTCAGTATCAGCCAAACGTAATGTACAAATGCATAAAATCTAAGGCCGAGCTAGAAAAAAATATTGATGGTTCTCTAACTATTAAAAAATTAATTCTTGAATAATGAACAAGAAAGCGTATGCTTTTTTCCTAAAGAAAAACAGACCCAGAACTAAACAGAATCCCATGGCAGTTGAACTACAAGATAATAAATATAATATGCGTGTAATTAAAAACAAAAAGAAGTATAATAGGAAGAGGAAAAATTATGCAACTGAGTAAACATTTTAAGTTGGAAGAAATGACTAAGTCTATGACCGCGACTCGAAAGGGGATAGACAATTCTCCAGGCGCTGGAGAAATAAAAAGTCTAGGAGATTTATGTTATGAAATATTGGAACCAGTTCGTGCCCACTTTGACAAACCAGTTACTATTACATCAGGCTACCGCAGCGAGGCGTTGTGTGAAGCGATCGGCAGCAAAAAAACGTCGCAGCATGCGAAGGGCCAGGCGGTTGACTTTGAAATCGCGGGTGTGCCTAATATTAAAATTGCTTACTGGCTTCAAAATAACGTAGACTTTGACCAATTAATTTTAGAATTTTATGATAAAGATGATCCCGCAGGTGGATGGGTACACATCAGCTATCATGAATCTGATTCAAACAGAAAACAAGTTCTAACTTATGATGGAAAAAAATTTGAGAATGGCCTTCCCGAAATGGAATGGAAGGGTGGAAAAGTTGTCGGATAAACTGTTTGATAAGTTTAATTTTCATAAAATAGATACAGTCCATGGTGTGTGTGAAAATTGTAAAGAGCAAACAATATTGGTTGCAATTGTGTCAGAATTTTATAGATGTACCAACTGTGGTTATGATACTAAACAACATGTTAATGGAAGCATTAGATATTTACAATTATCGGAAAGTGATAAGGAATGGCTAAGAAAGCAAAGTTTGGTGTAAACTTATATCACCAGCAGAAACCTAGGAAGCGTCCGGGTAGACATAAAAAAAATTTAAACAAGAGTGAAAAAAGACAAAGGAAGAAAAGATGAGAAGACTCATAAAAAATTTTATCTGTAAAATTTTTAAGATCAAGCAGTGCGCATGCCCACCTGAAGAAGTAACAATCAGTTATGTCACCGATGAAGACTATAAAAAAAATAGCTGGGGAATAAATGATTTAAAAAAAACAGGGATTGTCGGGCATTGTAGTAAACATGACAGCTACAAGTTTAGTTGTCTAGACTGTAATTTTGCTATTAGAAAGAAATCTTAAAGCGCTAGTTGTGGCTTCTTTATCTCAGGTTTCCGCTTTGGAATAACTATTTTGTCGCAGGTGTATTTAGGATATAATCTATTGTTAGTTATAGACTTTTTCTCAATAAGAGCATTTTCACCAAACATTACGTCGTAGGTGTCATTCATTCCAGTCTTATTACATGAGTAATAATCCCCTGTTGGTGTAGGATATCCAGGGGGAATAGCACATACACCTGTAAGTTGTGAACAAACATAGATAGTTAATAAAAATTTCATTGACAGCCCTTGTAAAAAGATATAAATATCCTATATGTTTATATATCAAATGAAAGGATATACTAATGACAGATATAAGTAAATACAAAAGTCTGGCAGTCGATCACGCCTGCTATGACAAAATAGACCAGCTAACAAAGATTCTTGCACCAGGGGTCACTCTAAGTAGAGCTCAAGTTATAAGAATGTTAGTTGAAGAGAAAGCAAAGAAATACAATGGCAAAATTAGATCTTTTTCCAAGAAGTCTTGACCTTTTAGGGGAGAGAAAAGATCCCGTAAGGAATCTCTGGCGTAATGTTTTAATAGTTGCATTGGAAGATGCAGTTGGAAAACATTGGAAAAATAAAAGCTATGGTATTGCAAAAGGACACTACGCAGAATCTGCACGAGCATGGTTCTTAGAACCTAATCGAGATTTTCTGATGGTGTGTGAATACGCTGGGTTTGATCATCAATACATAAGGATGAAAGCCCACAAATTTTTTGAAAGGAAATATGGTGAAGAAAATTTGCACAGAATGTAAGGGTAACGGATTTCTCCGTATACCTTACGAAGAAGCAAGAGAAGAAGCATGGGTAGATTGTCAAGCATGTAACAACCAAGGAGAAATAGAAGTGGAGGGAAATGGAAAATCGAGGGAATCTGGATCTAACGAACAGAATTGAAATGTTAGAGAAGCAAAAGGAATTCCTGCAGGCGACGTGTAGGCGTGCAGGGCAAGAAATAAATTTGTTAAAAGATACTATTAATAAATTAGAAAATTTATTAGCAGTTATCAGAGGGGGAGTATGAAAAAATTTATAAGTGCGTTAGTAGGCGTCCAAGTTCTGCAGTATTGCGTTCCACTGTACGTTAGCGATGATCCGAAAGGTAGCAACGAAAGCGGCGCCAGCTACGTTAGTACGTGCACGGAAAGCGTAGGGGCCGAATGAATTCACCTATCCCAAGAGAGAAAATGTC